CGAAACTTTTCAATATCGTGACGCATTGGCATTGGCATATCTGCTGGTACTGGCTTTGCTCCTACACCTGCGTGTCCTTGCATAGCTGCTATCATATCTGCAATCTCTGCACCTGTTTCGGCACTAATAGAAATTGTAGCTGCTTCGTTAAGCTGTTCTTTTTTTGAATTTTCTATATCAGTCATTTGCTGAATTAAGTTCTTCATATCCATAGTATTAACCTCCTACGACCGCTTTACTGTTTTCTGTGTCACCGATATCGCTTGATTCTCCTACAGGTGCACCTTCCGCTGCATCGTGGTCGCGTTCTTTACGAGCAGTTTCTAATTCTTTTAACAAATCCATTACACGATTGCCGCCTACTGATTCTTGAGCACTTTCTCCGCCCATATCTTCTTTATCTAACAAAGTTTCGTATGGAGCATCGTCTTTAGTTTCTTGGTATTCTTCTCTAGGATCATTCATATTGCGCACAATGATATAACTTTGATCTATTCCACAGCATTTTCCTAAATACTCTTGTAAAACTATAGGTGTAGTTGGATATTCTACAGTTGCTTCAAAATATGTAACTTCCATATTTTGTAATTGCGGGAAATCTAATGGACGTTCTTGTATAGGCGTTTTTTTACCTGACGTCATATTAGACAAGTTGTATTTTTTCAAAGCAGTTTCTAGCTTGTCGACACATTCGGGTGGACAGTCGCCAGCAATGCCTATTTTGAATTCGTAAGTCTTTTTAGACTCTGTAAGTATTTCTGTAAATGATCTCATTGCGCATTGATCCTTTGTTTATATATTATTTATCATTATTTGACTAGATTGTTCTTCTCTTCGAAGCCATTCCATTATTCCATTCATTAGGTCAAAATAGTTGTTATTTTCTTGTGCATTTTTAAATTTAAACACTTCATAAATGTTTTCTAAAAGAAAGATGTTATACCATCCAGATGTCATTCTTGTTAAAAAATCTTGTGCTGCATATACAAAAGCAGTTCTCGAATCATTTTCTGCATAGTGTCTTTCGCAAGCTAGAACAGCTATTTCTTCTATAAAAGTATTAATCTGTTCTTGCTTAGATAAAAGATTAAATTTATCTTTACTTACTTTCACTGTGACATCGTTATCTAATATTTTTGAAAAGGCTGGCTTGTTACCAAGTTTTAACAAATCGTGTAATTCGTCGTGGTTTACAAATCTTTGCACATTACTGTTGAAGAAAATTTCCGGAGGTTGATTCATATCCATTTTTTCTCTAAAACCTGCATATCTTATTTTCCAGTATTTGCGTAGATGTTCAATCTTTGCAACATCGTGTTTTGCACCTTTTTGTTGCAAAAAAATGATATCATTTATTGCCTTATCTAGATTGTAATTATACATTGCGTGTGACATACGTACACTCAACATTCCATCTGGTGATAATATATAATCCTGTATGTCATCTTCAAACGCTTTATAGAAGTGCGCTTCGTCTTCCCATACTATTTCTTCAATCAAATTATTTTTGTTTATTTTGTTTATAATATTTTTATTGTATAGATTATTATCATAAACAACAATATCAATATCAACTGGTTCCCGAAAATAATCTGGGAACCAGTGCTTCATAGCAAAGGATCCGTATATAAACATTATTTTCCTTTATCTAAACCTTTTAATTTTTCTAAAAGACTGTTTCTGTCTGTTACAACGTAACCTTCGCCATTTACAATGTCGCCAGCGACTGCATTACCATCTTTGTCCTGCTTTTCTTTTTTAAGTTGCAGTTCAACCATTTTAAGTTTTTTATCTAGTTTTGCAACTTTAGCATCTAGACTAGTTTTCAACATTCCACCTGCAACTTCAAATACTCTGCCACTATAACGGCTTTCAACGTTCATACCCAAGTCCATAAGATCTTCGTATGCACTCATTGCTTTATCAGCAACTTCGTTAAGTTCTTTATCAGCCATTTCGCCCAGGCCTTTGACTTGTGGTAACGCTGCTGTTATTTTATCAAACTCAGCTATTTCACGAAATGTTTCTTCTCGTTCTATTTCGTGTTTTGTTTGCTCTGCTTCTTGAGCTTCTGCTTGTTCTATTATTTCTTTAGAATCAGGCAAGTTTAATAAATCTTCTAACTTTTTTGTCATTGTAGCTTCCATTATATGCTAGTATTATTTATCGTCTTTTGCCGTTATGGAATATATCTTGCTCAGTAACTATACGAAAGTATATACCTTTCTGTTTGCACCAGGCTCTAGCGGCTTCCCATTTTGCTTGATTGACGACATAATGTGCTTGATTAGCTCTTGAACGACCTAGCTTTTCCTTTAGTGCTTGATTGCTAGGCTTAACTTCGATTAATTCTACACGTTTTTTGCCGCCTTTGTCTGCATAAACAATAAAAAAGTCAGGAACATATATCGTGTGTTTGCCACTCAAAGGGTTTCTATAAGGAATGCGAACTGCTTCACTAGCCCATTGTGACACATTAGGATGTTCATCACAAAATTTCATAAAAGTAAATTCCCAACCTGACCTATATGTTGGCGTTTTGTTTCCTACATATTTTTCAGGGTTTTTGAGATTGAATTTACCTTGTGCAAAATGTGCCATTATACAATAATTTGACGTTGTTCAAATAACTGTGTTTTTTCAGGAACTCTATAACCTAGTGTGCTTACCTTACTACGGTTGATGTTGAGTATTTGTGCAACAATGTTGCTAAGTTGAACGTCATTAACTCCCTTTAATGTATCTATTAATTTAAAAACAGTTATTTGGTCAATATCTGCTTGCTGTAAAAGCACACTAGCTGTATTTACAGCAGCAATTTTATCGAATCCTCGCTTGAGAAAGTAACCAATTACGGCGTCAACTTCTGATGCATTGTAATTTATTTCCCTGTTGTAATAATTATCAAAAAACTTTTTTGTTAATTCTTGCGTAACTTTTTTTGGATTATCTGAGAAACTATTTAAATCTGCCATTATACATTAAATCCTTTTGTTGCGTTCACTGCATTTTTTGCAAAGTTTGCTAATTTAATATCATTTGGTATACGGTTAATTAATCCATCAGTAATATCTTGTTGTCCAGATGCAGACAAATTTGAATATCCATTAATATCAATTCCTGGCACAGCACCTGTGTTTATTGCTTGTGATACAAAGCCTGATCTTGCTACCGGATCTGTGGTCAAATTTTCTATTATTGACTGTGTATTGATTACATTTGATCCTGTACTTAATGTGCTAGTATCTACCGATTGAGATTGTAGTGGTACAATTATTTGCTCTAGTACACCTGTTTGTGGTGCTTCATTAATATTACTTTGTGCTATTGTTGATGCAGTATTAGCTGCTCTAGCTATTAAACCGTAAGGTGAATTAGTATTTGTATTCAAAAGGTTAGGAGATAAATTATATTTTTCAAATATACTTTCATCTCTATATCCTATAGGGCTAGGCACATTATCATAACGTGTTTCGTCTGAAGTAAAGTGTGTAGGTTCACCACTGTCGCCTATTCTCCCTTTGTCGTAAAGAACTGATTCATATGCAACTGTCATAGTATTCTCTACTACTCCAGATCCGTCTCCATAATCCAAATCACCGTGTTGCCAAGCAGACAATAACGGATTGACAAGAGTATAACTAAACCATTCTTGTCTACTAAGTTGATATATCTTTATAAAATCAAAAAATGGAATTTCTTTTGACGGATCGGATTTTTTTACGTTCAGCCCATATGAAGGAACCTTTTCTGCATACTTGTCTCTTGGATTAAATGCGCCGCCTGCATTTATATTTTGGCTTCCGTCTACAAAATACCATTTGTAATATTCTTCTAACATTGCTCGTGTGGCGCCTAAATTATCATCGTGTAAAGTAATTCTTACATCTTGATAATCTATCCTAGTTTGTACATTCTTTTTTCTGTTATACTGTTGTTTATTTTCTATGCTTGCTCTAAAGCTAGGAAGATCTACTTGTTTTGCAAGTACTCCGATCTCTTTAATAAACTTCATAGTATTAAATTGTGTAAAATCGAACAAAGCACTGCTAGGTTGAAAAACCACGTGATAAAGAAACTTTTGTTTAGGAGCAAAAGCGTGGCCGTATTCTGTAAACAATTGGTGAGCGTGTCTTGCATCACGTAAATGCACATCAAGGTTTACATTTATTAGATATGGATCTATTGTACTCATACTAATATTTATCCTATGAAAATATGTGCGTATATAAAAAAAGCGAGGACTGAATAAACAATCCCCGCCTTATAAAACGCCAATCTATAGTATATATTAGCCAGTAACTGTTGTACCACCAGTACCGCCAGCTAAAATTCTAGCTGTAGGCTCGCCGATGCCATTAAAGTCTTCATCTGCACCGAACTGGATAGCATTGTCATAACGAATACTTAATGTGGTAGTAACTGGATCGTTAGTTGCATATGCTAGTGTGTTATAGTTTGCAGATTCAATGTAGCAACCTACAAGATGGAATCTGTCAATAACATTTGCACCAGTTGCACCATTACCGCCGTCTAGTATTTCTATTCTTGTTTGGAATTTATATGTACCTGAACTTACTGCACTTGACTGTTCAAAGAAATCAAACTGTCTCTGAAGCTGCTGACCAACAATTTTTTGTACATTGTTGTTGGCATCTTCGCGCATTGTCAGTGTTACAGGATCCCAAGTGTGCTTACCTGCAAGATATGTTCTTGAATTGTAAGCATCAATTGTAATTTGATCAAATGTTAAGTTTGGACGAGTTACGTCAACTACTTGTCTTGAAATTTCTCTAGTACCATCAGCGCCACCGGTTGTTCCAAAATTATCAAGGAAAACACGGAAACGATATTGTAGCTTAGGCATTAGTAGTGAACTATTAGATCCTGCGCCTTCTGTTGGTATCGAAATATTTGTTAAAGTTGTGATTGGCATTCTTTATCTCCTATACATAGTATTTATACACATTTGAGTAGGGGCAATCCCCTACTCATTATATGCGTATATTATCCTAGTGCCGCTATTTCACCTGTGTTTTTAATTCTTAATGGAATGTAAATAAATTCAATAGCCTTAACTGGTTCAATAGCTATGTCTAACCAAAGCTCATTTCTATCAATCCTTGCTGGCGTATTGTTTGATTCATCACAAACTACTAAGAAGTCATATAGTGCTCTTAAACCTACAAGTTCTAGTAACAGAGCATCTGCTGCTGCTTTAACTTGATCACGTGTGATCTTATCGTTTGGTTCAAACAAGTAAGGTCTTGCTAGTAGCTCTAGTTGTCCACGTAAGTAAACAATCAAACGTGCTACGTTTACGCGGTCTAGCGCACTTGCATTTCTTGCACGAGT